GCCTTAGCTCTTATAGTTTCAATTTCCTTATTAAACTCATGCCTCATTGAGGATAGTTGTGCGTCTATTTGTGCTTGAAGTTGCATTTTCTGAGCTTCTATTTGAGCTTCAGCTTGCATCTTCTGACCCTCCATCTGGAGTTCAGTAGCTTTAGCCTGCTGTGCCATCTGAGCTTGCATTTGTTGCTGCTGCATCATCATAGCCTGAGCTTGCTGCATCTTCTTTTTCCTTCTAACTATAAGAAGTCTTTCAGCCTGGTTTACATCCTTAAGCTCTCGTATAGCCATAGCATCTTCAAGATCTATCTCCTTCTGTTGAAGGGAAATTTGGATGGCCTGTTCTAAATAAGCCTGGTCTTTGTCGTCCATATCTCTTTGAACCTGAACTCCAAAGTTGTACATAGGTAGTCTAGCAAAACTAGAAAGAACACTCATGTTTGTTTCGCCAATCGCATTTTTATACACGTCCATAATAACAGACTCTTCTGGTAGTATTTGCATACACTTAACTATATCATTACAAACATTCTTGTAAAGAATCATAGACGCATTTGTTACATCATAAGTTGCATTATTAGATGCTGCAATAGCTTGTTCTCTTACCCCTACTAAGGCTTCTGATTTTGGCGTACTAGCATCAACGACTTCATTAATCCCTGTAGTATCACGTATCATCCTTAGATAATGATTATACAGGCCAATAAGCTCGTTAATATTTCTAATGCTATTACCTATCTCACGAATTGGCGGATTTTGGAATCCACCTTCAGGGTTTTTACTTCTGTAATAGAATACACCAGTTTGCTCATATATATCGTGCAAATCTAGCGGTTGCAGTTCGCCTGCCTTCCCAAGCTGAACATTCTCTAACCCTTCAATATCAATAATAAGTCCATCTGGCTTTGCTTTAGCAATAGCTTGCTGAATTTTCAGATGAGTTAATTGTAACATGTCAGCAAAACCTATACAGCTATTAACCATAGATTTTGGCATCATATCGGTAAGGTTTGTGGCAACAACAGAATACGAAAGTCTTGCCTTACTTATATCGTATATGTTTTTAGGCACATTATGCATTCTACCGTATCCAAACAGGTAATCTGTACCTACAATGTAATAACCTTTGTAAACATTTACAATCTCCATCTTATGTGGCTTTCTTTCGAAAACACTACCAGCTTTTTCTTTATAGTCGAATCCTTCATAGAAGAAGTTTCTATTACCGAATCTATTCTCCTTCTCCTCAAAATGCATGCAGTCGGTAGACAAGAACTCAAATTCTAACACATCAACTGAATACTCATCGTAGTCATATATGTTTTTTCCTAAATTATTATCATAAGTACGGCCATTAGACGATCTCCCAGAAGTCTTCTTAGCTATTTTTTCAAAATCCTCCTCTTCTAGCTCCCCACTAGCTATTCTCTTTAATTCCTGAATAGGCATAGTCCTAATATGTCCTCCGTAGGTTATATCCTCAAAACTCGGATCATTAGTTTCACTATGAATAAAGTCTTTAGGCTCTACATAGTGAGTTTTAATTCCGTAATTAGGGTCATTTGATCTTTTAACTACAGCCATTCCATTTGTGGCTAGATCGTTTACACACCTTCTAAATATATTATCGTCAAAATTATTCCAAGACAATGTCATATCAGTGGCAACTTGAGCTGCTATTTCAGCGTCGCTTTTTACATTCTCCCCAATAAATATCTCTGCCTCAGCTTCGCTATCTGGAATCATCTCTGGATCCATACCAATAGTTGCCCCTGTTTTCTCTTTAAAAGCCATTAGCTGCTTTCTTAAAGCAACTTGAATCTCTATTCTTTTTTTATCTCTATTCTTTTCTGAAGAAGACAAAGGATCTATCGCTTCTAAGTTTGGATAAAGATTTCTCCCTAATATTTTATTTACTACAATTCTAACAAATTTAGGTAGTATAGGAACTGGAGTATAGTCAATATTCATTAAACTACCATCACCAGCGTTAGGATCTTGGACGTTTAATAGTCTTTTGTAAATCGAGGTGTCTTGAACGCCATTAGCGTACTCCTTGTTTCTTTCAAATAGCGTGTATCTTTTTGAAAATAAAGATGAGTTTTCAGATCTTTTTCCCCACTGAGACTCGATAGCCTTAGCATATCTTAGACCATATTCTTTACTCTCCTTCTGTTCTTGAGGAGCAAGTGGGTCTGGAAAATTTTTTTTACCGCTATATTGTTTCATTAACGTTAGAGTATATATTGCAAATATAGGAAATTAGCCGACGACTTTGTATCGCCTAAAAAACTTCCTTTCATCAAAGTTGCTGACTTTTTTCTTTTTAACCTTTTGAGCTGCAAGTAGAGCTAAACCAGAACTAATAGTAAGGTCAAACTTAGTTCTGTTATCGATCTTGTAACCTATCCAATCCTCAAGAGTTTTATTGAAATACATATTGCCAACCTTGTTAGCCTCATGATTCACTCCAACATGCTCGTGTATATAAGATTCTATAGCATGAGCGTGAGCTTGAATTATATCTTGAGAGTTTGAGGGTATGCCTTTTGTTTTTACTTTAACCTTAGCTGTGCCAGTTTTCAAGTGTTTAGGTCTATCCATTAGGTACCCGTCATAACCCCTTGATTCAAAGTACCTTGCGATACCGTACTTATTGTTCTCAATTAAGATAGGATACCCATAAAACACAGCTGCCATAAGCACATCTTCATAAAATATTTTTGCAAGGGGAGGACGAGACGCATACTCTAGCACAAACATATTAGAGGGGTGCTCCATGTGGAATTTATTATATAAATGTAATGCCCCCTTAGAGCCTCTGCCATCTACAGTAGCATCAAGATCATAAGAGTCAACTCCTCCACAACCCATATGAGAATTAGGAGCTATTTTTTTACCCCTTATAGCCGCTTTTTTGTTTCTGAGCTCTGCGGGTGGCATCCAGGACACTTTAAATCTACCATTTGGATCTGGACTAAATACTACTTCGGTATCTTGATTACCTCCCTTCCATATAAAGTTTCCAGTAACTACAGGATTTGGGAAAAGCTCATCGTTATATTCTATTTGCTCATATATCTTTCCAATATTAAAAACGCTTCCTTCTATACTATCTCTGAACGCCTCGTCTGAGGTAAAAGGGAACTGACGTATAACCTCATTCATTTCAGACGCATTATCCTTCAGAGAAGATCGTTCATTCTTAAGGTATGTCCTAGAGCCAATAACTATATCCTCACCATCTATACCTTCTATAGGTGTTTCTGGATCTTCAGCAACTGGATTGCCATATAAGTCAAAGAAGCCTTCAAGAGACTCCTCTGCTGATATAAACAATCTGTATAACCCCGTTTTAGTCCTCCCATTCTTGTTCCTCTCCGAAGGATTCGAATCCTCCCATAGACTCTTGTATTCTTTTCCGCCTTTTGACATAGGGTTTACTGTGCTTCCTACTAGAGCCTTTCCCACGATTTTTCTTCCGACGATCAAACAGGTCCTCTGTATCCTCCAAGCGTCTCTTATATCTGTTGGTTTTTCCCATTTTCCTGCTTCGTCTAAATATAATATGTGCAGCTTTTCACCATCATATGCATTGTTAGTTGTGTTTTTCCAATTAATCACTGTATTAAGCGCTTCACCAGTTTGAGCTGTTTTGTTTTTCTTGGTAATACGCTTTGATGGCTCCCTAAATGCTAACTCCATACGTGGGTTAGTTGTACCATCTTGAATAGGTTTAAAGAAGAAAGGATAATTCCTAAACATAAAAACAACCTTCTTCATAAATATATTTTCTTGCGCATCCTTACCAGTTTTCGACTGTATCCCCATAAGCTTGTCTTTAACTTGTGTAGCTTCATCAACAAGTACGGCAGAGCATATATTGGTATATCCAGAACGACGGCACTTAGTGTAAAGCTGACCAATACAACGGGGGTCAGCCTCGCAAGCAGCCATGTGTAAAAATATTTCACGCTGAAAATTTAAATAATATGGGTAGCCAATATCTAGCTTAGTCCATTGTAGCATCATGTAATGCCTCCCCGTAATATATGTAGCTGTACCGTTGTTATAAAACCAAAAACCCTC